AGGCGGTGTCCCGATACTTGCGGTTGCTCATAACGGCGGCCTTGACGGAGCGACTATGGAACTTAAACGAGCATTCTTTAAGCAAGACGGAACGCTGATTGACGCTGTAGATATCTTCACCGGCACAGTCGAGGTAAAACAAGGTGGCGGCCTTACGATAACGCTTGACGTGAAGTCTGTCGTACAGAAGTTAAATACAGAATTCCCTAGCAAGCGGTACTATCCGCAATGCCCTTATTGTGTGTACTCCAAAGAGTGCGGAGTCGATATAAAGAAGTACCGTAAGCGAATGAAAGTAACGGCACTTACGGGCGTGAATACCGTCGGAATAGACGTGCTGTTTGAAGATGGTTATTACAATGCCGGCGGTATCGAATGGGTGTCGGGTCCTCTTGCCGGGCAATCGACTCAGATAATGAGCAGCTCGAACGGTACCGTTATGTATATGAGTCCGAGTGATACGCAGGCAACCGTTGGAAGCGAAGCCTATATTTATCCCGGTTGCGATAAAACGCCTGAAACGTGCAAGAAGAAGTTTAATAATTTCGCACGAAACAGAGCCACTCCGTATGTTCCGTTGAAGGAGACGATACGATGAGAAAGACTACAGGGCAAAAAATCGCAGATGCCGCTCTTGAATGGCTCGGCACTCCGTACGTTAATAATGCCATGGCCAAGGGTTATGGAGTCGATTGTGCATACCTTCTTGTTGCGTCACTTATCGGATCGGGCATGATTACGAAGGACCAATTACAGATAGAAAACTACTCGAACGAATGGCATTTACACCGTTCGGAAGAGAAATATTTAAAGTACATACAGCAAGTCGCCGATGAAGTTCAGGGAGAACCTCAAATCGGCGACTTTTTGCTATATCAATACGGGCGGTGTGTAAGTCATGGTGCGGTATATATCGGTAATGGCAAGGTTATTCACGCCTTCGTTGACCTTGGCGTTATTATCTCAAATATCGACGATATTCTGTTTTACGATAACCGAGGTAAATCAAGGCTCCGTGCCGTGTATCGCTTCAATCCGAAGAAAGGGGGTGCCGCTTAATGGGGTTTTTATTCAAAAAGAACAATACAACGAATCGAGCCGATATTATTGGCGATTTCCAAATAAACAGTGCATCATACGGCGAAACGGTACCTGAAGTCCTTGGGACAACCAGGGTATCGGGCAATATCATCTATTGGGATGATTTCACCGCACACGAACACAAACACACAAGCCGTACAGGTAAGGGCGGCGGCTCAAAGCATACGGAAATAGACTACACGTATACTGTGGCCGCAGCCATTGCTTTGTGCGAAGGACCTATAGCCGGTATTGGTAAGGTTTGGAAGGATAAGGAAGTCTATGAGTATCCTCAAGCCGATATCCAGTTATCCCTTTATAAAGGCGAATACGGACAGGAACCGTGGCCGTATGTAGTAAGTAAACACCCTGAAAAGGCACTGCCGTACAGCGGGTTGGCATACATGGCAGGAGTTATTGACCTCGGTAATCGTGGCAGCCTTCCGACGTATAACTTTGAAGTTAAAGGAAAGCTTCTCGAAACAGGTGACGGGGTCGATGTAAATCCGGCTGATTATATTCTGTATGTGCTGAAAGCGGCAGGGATTGAAGATGTTAAAATCGAGGGCATTGAGAATTTCCGTAAGTATTGTGCGGCCGCCGACATCCTCATCTCGACACCGCCTGACGAATCGGCGAAAAAGGCACAACAAATTATTAACGATATCGCTGAAATTACCAATTGTTACCTTTTCTGGTCTGACGACCGGCTGAAAATTGTACCCTTGGCCGACAAGGCGGTCGGAGATTGGAATCCTAAAAAGGAGATCCAGTACAATCTTACGGCCGACGACCTCATTCCGGGTAGCGACGGACAACTCGTTATATATAAGCGCAAAGACAGCTCGGAGACGTATAACCAAGCAACTGTTGAATTTATTAACCGCGCCAATGGGTACGAAAAAGAGACGGTGTCTTTCGAAGTGGTGGCAGACGTTCAGAAAAACGGCATGAAGCCTGCAAGCAAAAAGACTGCACACTACCTATATACGAAAAAGAGAGCGCAGTATTATGCTGAACAATTAGCCATGAAACGCCTGTACAGTAAGAACCAGTACACGTTTCATTTGGATTGGGCCTTTTGCAGATTAGAGCCTGGCGACCTTGTAACTCTTACCGATGAATTATGCCAACTAGACAGGCAAGTCGTTGTTATTACAGCCGTTAACGAAGCGGCTGACGGTGAGCTTGAAATTACGGCAGAAGGAAAGCCGCCTGGAACATATGCACCGGCACGGTACGACGTACATGAGAATGAACGGCCGTTTACTGATTATAATGTTCCGGCTCCTGTCATTGACCACTATGCCATTGTACAAACGCCTGGGGATGTGTCAGGGAACGAGTTGTTATTAGGTGTAACGGCTCCGTCCGGATGGGGCGGTTGCACTGTGTGGGTATCAGACACGGGCGATGCGTATAAAGAAGCCGGTAAGATTACGGCGCAGGCACGAATAGGCCGATTATCGGCAGCCATGACGGCCGAAGCAACAAGTTGTACAGTCGAACTTTTCTCCGGAGAACTTCGAGGCGGATCGGCTATCGACGCTCAGCGAGGGAACACGCTCATTTGGATTGACGGTGAGTGCCTTAGCTATGAAGGGGCGACTCTTCAGCCTGACGGGCGGTATTTACTAACAGGCTTAGTGCGTGGCCAATACGCCACGACAGCCAATAATCATGCTGAAGGTTCGCAGTGCGTCCGTATCGATGAAGCACTGTTTCATGCCCCGTACCGTACGGAAGATATCGGCAAGAAGATATGGATTAAGTGTGCGTCGGTAAATATGTTCGGATCCAATGAACAGGACCTTTCCGAAGTGCAGGTTATTGAGTATACGATACAGCCGTATTACATTCCCGAAGTCAGAGACCTTGCCGTATACACGAAATATTACGACCTGGGCGATGGCATTTCATCTTTTGATGTTATCGCAACCTTTGCACCTCCTCAAATTACAAGCTTTGATACGGCCGAAGGGTGGTATAAAGAAGGCTCAGGTGACTGGAAGTACGGCGGTAACGGTGACGGCCAAATCGTTATTAGTGGTTGTGAATTAGGTCATACGTACGATATCCGCATTAGGGTAAAAGACCGACACGGTAACTATTCACAAGGCCTTATTAAGCGATTTACGGTCGAAATGAAATCAGAAGTCCCGAATACACCTCAAGGCTTTGCCGTTACCTTCGGGAATGCGGCCACGTTCAATTGGCTCGAGGTGCGAAACGCCGACATTGACTTTTATGAAATTAGACATGACTTGAATCCGGGTCAAGAGGTCGGCCGCATCGGTAAAAGCACGAATACGACATACGTCGGAACACTGACGGAACGAAGCGGGCGAGTGTACTTGTACGCTCACAATCCGATGAAGGGATACAGCGCTCCGGCTATGCTTGAGTATAGTGTTAAAGCACCGAAAGTACCGACACATATAACAGCCAAAGGGGGCATGTCGGGCATAGGCGTTACATTCGACCCTGTTCCGCTCGGTTGCCGAGGGGCTAACGTATATGTCGACGATGCGGTTTACTTCACTCCGACTAATTCATTCTCGCTGATTCTTGCGCCTGGCGTATACCGAGTGCGAGTTGCTTATACGGATATCTTCGGAGAAGGCGAAAAGAGCGGTGAACAGCTTACCACAGTAAAGCTTGAGATAGACAAGTCAATCATCAGTCGTGAAGCACTAGGCTTGGATGAAATAGACAGGGCGATTGCCAAGATTGAGGGTGATGTCGGGGTCGTAAAGTCCGAAGTAACCGGAACGTCGACTCGTATTACTCAGCTATCGAACAGCGTTGATTTACGGCTCAACAGTCTAGACGGTAAGGAGCTGATATCTCGTATTAATCTGTCCCCGACAGGAACACGAATCGACGGCAAGCTGCTACATGTTACTGGTCAAGCGCTCTTCGATGACAACATTGTCACTCCGAAGATGATTCAAGCCGGTGCGGTTACTGCTGACAAAATGCATGTGGAAAGTTTATCGGCTATTTCGGCGACTATCGGCACACTTCGTACGGCAGTTACGGGGCAACGAGTTGAAATACATGACAACCTTATTGAAGTGTACGACGAAAACAATCAATTGAGAGTGAGGTTAGGCGTATGGGAGTGATGAATTTTTTGAAGAAAATATGGAAGAAAATCAAAAAGATTTTCAAACGAGGTGATGATATGCCGCAAGGATTACAAGTATTTGATGAAAAGGGTAAGGTTGTCGTAGATATAACCGACCGAATTACAAAGATGGTGGGTATGAAAGTTTTTTCTACCGTAGAGGATTTTGAAACCACTATCCCCATTACAGGGAACGAGGTTTGTTGGGTTTCCGCTTGCCAGAATGGGTCTAACTCTTCTAATTTGCCTAGTCATTGGATAAGAACGCCATTTGACATTAACTTAGTTGGAAATACACTAAAGGTTACCGCCAATCCTCAGGTACACGGTAAGCCTTGTACGTATATCGTCTTTTGGGGGGTGTGTTAATGAGATATTTAGAAGTAAAAAACGATAAAAACATTACTTCAATTAATGATACGGATACATGCTTGTACTTGAAACACAAGGTTAAGGTAACAAACATGTTTAAAGTAACAAATATGCTCAATTATAAACAAGGAGAATACACAAAATACATAGCTACCCTAGACTCAGGCAAGGCTTGTGCCTTAGATTTTGGTATTAATACGCCTCTCAACAACCCTTATGGTTATGTAAATATTAGTATTCCTATTCTTGACAGAGAAGAAGGAGAAGCATATATATATGTAGTTTCCTCGAAAGAAAAAATATTCTCTTTAAACGTTTTCGAGGAAGTAGGGATTAACTTTAGGGTTACATTCCGGGTGTACTATCAAAAGGGAACCGATGTGCAGAAAATGTTAGAACAGCTTACGTTCTATGTTTATTCTAGCAAAATCCCTAAAGTTGGTAATTTGGGTATGCAGGTATTTAATTCTGATAAAAATCTTGTGTTTAATAGTAATAAATACTGTCTACGTATTATTGATGTAGTAAACAAGATATACCACGCCGGAGTTGAATATAAAAAAGAAGAGTTTGCGGTGCCTAAACGCCAATATAATACAGAATTAATTGGTTGTACTCTTACGCGTACAACACCTGTACATGGTAACATACGTATTTTCCAAGCTATTAGACTGGACGAAAAGTCTGTTGAAGTTACCGTAGAAATGTATCAAAGAGGTATGGGTACATTTAATGTAAACAACTATCTCAACCTTTTTGTTTGCGATTTGAGTAATACTCAAGATTTTCCTGTAGATGTGAATGGACACGTTTAAGGAGGTTATATGGTTAATGCAACTCTTGTGCAGGTATTCAACGATGAACTGCACTGCGGATCGGATTTTACTCGGCGGTACGTTGCCGACGGGCATGACTTCACGGGAGCGACGGCCGTGATGAAGGTCCGCACAGAGAATGACATCGAGCTTGTAGCAGCCGACTGCGCGGTCGACGGCGACTCTGTCACGGTGAAGATACCCGGTGAGAGAAGCCGAGAGATACCGAGACGGTACCGAGTAGCCAAGTATGACGTATTCGTACAGGCGGCCGACTACAGCTACAAGCTCGTTATGGGCGACATGAGAATTGTTTACGACGAATCAATGCATTAGAGGGGGAAACCGAAATGGAAGAAAAACAAAAAGTAGAATTGACGTTACCGAATCCGCTGAATATTGCCGTTCAGGTACCGGGCTACCGGGCAAAGACGGCAAGAGTGCGTATGAGGTGGCCGTCGAACAGGGCTTTGTCGGCACTGTTGATGAATGGCTCGAGAGCCTTCACGGACAGAATGGCAGTAGCTCCGAGCCGGTCAGTATGAACTTTCCGACTGTATACAGAATGATGAAAGACCGTGCGATGAAGGTCGACAGCGACAGCCTCGAGGACCTTCTCAAAGCCTTGTTACGTGAAGTTATTCCCGACGGTCGATATACGTCGTACCTTGCTGAATTCAAACTCGTTGACGGTACGTCGGTTGCTGTCGGCGATACGGTCGTACATGTGGAAGGTCAGCCCGGGTTTTACGTTGTAGACACGAACGGCAATCGTCAGATGATACCCGACAGCGGACGGCTCGATTTTGCGTTATCTTCTCCGTTCGACGGTAACGAGAAGATTCTCACAATGGAATATCCGAACAGCAACGACGGCACAGCCGCCTCGCTTACGATTCCCGCAGTGCAGACAGGGGGAAGCGATGAAGAGTTATTCAATGAGAACGGCGTGAAGATTTATCGACGTGCAGACGGGCAGGCGGTTATCGACTTCCCGGCATACGCCATGTTCGACACGATATATAGCAATCCGAATCTTGACTCGCTTCACTTCGACAGCCTTGAGCTTAACGAACTTTCGAGTGGCGATGACATTACAATTACAGGCATGATGTTACTTGCGAAGCTGACGAGCAAAGCGTATTTCCCGAGAGATAAAGAAATGCCCGGTCATATTCAGTTGCCTAGTCAGCCCGATAGGCTCAACCTTGAATTCAGACGAAAAGGCAGAGCAGAAGGGTACGCCGATGACGTGTTTAGCTGGGCGAACATTGACTGCGACGGCTCGACGTGGGATAGCGGCGTAGGTGTCAGCTATGTTAAGCGAGACATACTGTAAAGGAGGTTGCCGATGTGGACATGGAGTTTTGAGCTTGCAGATGTACTGACAACGCTTACGATTATAAGCACGCTTGGCGGTATGGCTTATTACTTGATTATACGGCCGTTCTTGCAACGGCTCGAAGAGGATAGAATCAACGACCGCACATTTTTTTCTTCTAAATACGATACGCTAATCGAAACCTTGCGAGAATTAAAGGAAGAAATCAAGCTATCTCGGCAAGACCGCATACAGCAAGCACAACGGCATTTACAGCTTGTCGGTCGGGTGGAAGTTTTGGAGTCACGAGTCGACGACTTACGCAACGAAATCCACGGTGATAAGCGATGAGAGAACAGGTAATTAATTCACTCAAGAAGGCGTTTCAATCGGCGAGAATTGCAAGAATCAGTCCGACGGGGATTATTGCGACTCGGTTCCTCGTATCGATTATGATTACGCCGATTGTACTGATGTCGATTACGTATCTGTTATCGTTCTTACAGGGTTATGTAAGTGAAGAACACGGGCGACTAATTACGGTAGGTTCGGGCATCGTGGACCACGTGTTCACGCCGCCCGTGGTTGTCGCCTTTTCGGGGTTTTTGGCCTTGTTCATCGACAGAAATGGAAACGGAATCCCGGACAGACTGGAAGAACAACAGCGGCCTAGTGTGCCGACGGATAATGAAAATGAGGTGAAGAAGTAGTGTTCAGAGAATTATCGTTCAATGAGCTTATGGATTTGGCGCTTGCGGCTAACAGCAAAATCGACAAAGCGTATATGCACTGGACAGGGGTTCGGGGTGGTCGGCATTTCGCAGATTATCATATATGCATCGACCGTGACGGCACGATGTGGACAGACATGAACGCTTTAACGGATTTTAAGAATCACACGTATGAACGTAATCATAGCGCCGTCGGCATCGCTGTTGAAGCATGTTTTGATGCTGTCAACGAGAATAATCTTGGCAGTGAGCCGCCGACAGAAGAACAACTTGTTACGATGACCAAGGTCATGGCGATATTGGCAATTAATGCAGGCGTTCCGCTCGACGTGCAGCACCAAATGACGCACGCCGAAGCCGCCGACAACAGAGACGGATTAGATTTATGTTATTCCGATTATACGGGATTCCCGAACAATACATACGGACCTGACTCGAATGTTGAACGATGGGACTTGCTTGTCGTTCACGAGGGCGATGAACGGTGGAGCGGCGGCGATTGGTTGCGAGGAACGGCCCGTTGGTGGGGAAATCAGTGGGGAAGTACCATATAAAGGCGGTGAATGAATGAATTTTCCGACACTTAACGACGAGAAAACGGGCAAATGGCTAAAACTTGCCCTATTTTGCGTTCTAACGTTTTTTTGCTTATTCGGCATATACTTTGCCGTAAACCATGTGAAACAGCCGTCAGACAAGCCCGTACGAATGCTTTTTTTGGACACGGAAGATAAAAATTCGGTAAAGAAGGATTTACGAGTTACAGATAAGGAAGCGGCTGAAATTGTAACGAAAATCGAGCGGATACACGACGGGAAGACTGCTCCGAACGTGTCATACTATGTAACTGCTCCGAATTTGAACGCAGCCGCCGATAGAACGGAGCAAGCAATACGGAAGAATGATAGTCAGATCCCGTTAGCGGCACGAGAGAAATCGGATAGAACAATCGTCACGGTTGATGATGAAAAACAAAAAGTTGATGTATACAAAATCAACCTTCGGAACAATCACAAGATTAAAGCAGGCGGCACATATATCGATGGCAAGCCGTACTTATCGATTGGCTACCAAGCCGGGCGAGTAGAAGGAATCGTACACACTGACGGCACGGGTGTTCGTGGCGGTACAGTCATGTACACAATAAAAGAATGGTAACGAAAAAGGGCCTCCGAATAATCGGGGGCCTTATTTTTTGTTTACATGCTCTAGGCGCAAGAAGTTAATATGTCTATGCAAAATGGAAATAGGAATGCATTAGAAAAAGACTATGCAAAATCAAAAATATTTGATATAATAAAGATGTAGAGAAGAGGTGAGAAAAATTGATGGGTATGAAATAGCCGAAAAGCTAATAAGCCTTGCAGAAAAAGTAATTAGCTTCGCAACAGCTTACTTAATCTACAAGGCCACAAGAAAGTAAAAGCTAGGCGGGTGAAAGCCCCGCCACCTTCTTAAATTGTATTGTAGCGTAGAGAGGTGGATTATGCAACAATTAATGTGGATAATCGACATTTTGACCGTTGTATTCTGGTTGTTAGCGGCAAAGAATTTAGTGGAACGGGCAAGAAAGAAGTAATACTTCTAGATATATAGGAATTGGGCGAAAGGAGAAAGCAATGGAAAACAACAAACGAGGCGGCAGGCGTGAAGGCTCCGGGCGACCCCCTGTAAGGGGAGAGAAGGGAAAAACCCGAGCAATCCGAATGACTGACGCAGACTGGGCGTTGGTTAGAGCAAGTGCAGAGGCTCAGGGCTTAAGCATTCCGTTATATCTTATAAGCCTTGTTGAGGCGGCAAATAAGAAATAAGAAGGTGATTAAAACGAAAAAGAAAATACAGACCGCGAAGTTCATTAACTTTCGTCCCGAACGGCCGCTAGAAGTCGCACTCAATATCTTATATGGGACGGATGAAATCGAATATGTAGTTGAAAGGGTAGAAAGGAGTCAAGACGATGACAGAATTAGTGGAAGCGATGATGTCTACCGCACTACAGGAGCCGCCCGAATGGGTTGAGAATTTAATCACTGAAAAACTGAAACATTTAGAATAAATATGCATACGTTGATTTGGAAGCCGTTGATAAATTTTGACAACACTTTGACAACAGGCAAAACAAAAATATAGTGAAACATAGGGAATTTCGCATAATAAAGGGTGTCTATTTTAAGCCATGTTTTGATAATAAAGCCGTTCTTAAAACTGTATTGAAAAGACTCAAAATCAAGCGATGAATAGTCGTGTGGGTTCAAGTCCCACCTCCGGCACCAAATAAAAACAGTCCCGGTAACGGGGCTGTTTTTATTTTCGGATTATCTGGGGGAGTGCGGGCGTAGTATAGGACGGTTGTGTTGGCTTTAGGTGCGATACATCGGATACATCTCCGATGTATCGTTTTTTTATTAGGCGGTAATACAGTCGGGAATAATTCATTTGCCGTAGGGATCGGGGCCATGGCCGTATTGGATGATTCCTATGCTATCGGTCGCGGTTTCGTAGCCAATCGGGCAGCCGGAGTGAGCGGCTATCGTGCTAACGGCCGGACAAATGCTACGTGGCAGGCCACGGGAAATGCTGTGGCCGTCGGCGATTCGGCGAGCAGTATAACACGTCAAATTACCGGCGTTGCAGCAGGATCTGACGATACGGATGCAGTAAATGTAGCGCAGCTAAAAGATGCGATTCGGAATAGTGCCGGAGAAATTCCGGACTTTGGCGGCGAAATTCAAGCAACGGCTGCTCAAAGTGCCGCTTTAAGCGCCCTGAAGCCCGTATCGTACGATCCGCTGGAACCGACACAAGTTATGGCCGGTTGCGGTTATTATAAGAGTAACAGTGCTTTTGCCTTAGGCGTAGCACACTATCAAAGAGAATCACTTCTGTTTAATTTCGGTGCTGCTAAAGGGGCAGGAAACAACCACCATTATCTTGTGAATATGGGGGTAACCTATAAATTCGGCAATGTGGGTGAAAGAAAGGCTGTTCCCGAACGATATAGAGGCGGGCCTATCAGTGCCGGTT